TAGCGGAGAACTTAGAACATATTGAATGTACGGGATCAGGTGACCCATTCTTTTCTAGAACATTTAGAAAATGGATGATGAAGTTCGACCCAAGCATTTATCCAAACTTAAAAAGTATTCACTTACATACCAACGGAACTCTTTGGAACGAATCTAATTGGTCACGTATGGGTAGAATTTCTAAGTTCATAAAATCTGCGGAAATATCTGTGGATGCAGCAACTAGAGAAACATATTCAATAACAAGACTAGGAGGTAATTGGGATGATATACAAACAAACTTAAGATTTATTGCAACCATACCAACGATTGAATACCTAACTTTATCATTTGTGGTCCAAGATACGAATTATAAAGAAATGGAAATGTTTTATAAAATGACAGAAGAGATATTTGATGACACACATATAAATTGGATGGTGTTCTATAATAGAGTTGTCAATTGGGGGACATTTAGTGAATCGGTTTTTAAAATTAAAGACGTTGGTAATCCTGAACATCCTGAATATAAAAATATGGTTGAATTATATAAAAAATTACCATTGGCTAATAACATCCGACATAATTTAACTATTATATAATGATTTGTAAAAATGTAACTAATGGATTAAGAATTGCGACATCGGGAGCATACTTTGCTTGTTGTCACACATTCAATCATCCATTTAAAGATAAAGATGGTAACATAATGTTAGCGAGTACACATACTGTGGATGATGCCATGAATAGTGCCACTCGACAAGAGATGTTGGAATACTTTAAAGAAGATAAAAGACATCCGGCGTGTAAAGTATGTTGGGATGCTGAAGATGCGGGATTTGTTAGTAAGAGAGAACGTGATAATGATACGTTTAATATGTTCCCGCAAAGAAATAACGATGATTTATTTTTCTTAGAATTAAATTTAGGTAACACTTGTAATTTAGCTTGTAGAATATGTCACGTATCCGCATCGTCAAGATGGAGAAACTTTCATCATGTTACTGAACCAAACGTAACAGAAGAAAAATTAGACGAGTATGTTGCTAAATTTTCCAAATCATTTACTGACGATAGTATTGTTTGGGATGAATTGGGTAAAATACTACCTAAAGTTAGGACGGTTGACATTTATGGAGGTGAACCAATGTTGATGAAAAAACAATGGGAGATTTTGGAAATGTGTGTTGAAAAGGGTTATTCAAAAAACCAACAAATGAGTTTCAACACAAACGGAACAATCATAAACGACAAGTATGTTAACATATTAAGTTCTTTTGAACAATGTCGTATTGGTTTTAGTTTAGATGGAGTGGGTAAACGTTTTAACTATCTAAGATATTATGCAGATTGGGATGCAGTTAAAAATAATGTAACAAGTTGGAAAGAAAAGACTAAACACCTAAAAGACAATCAAATATTTTTTGAGGTATGTGCAACTATTTCAATTTTAAATGTTTTATATGTTTTTGAAATCATTGACTATGTTATTGAAAATGAGATTACATTATATGTTGCGTTTGTACATAATCCGAAACACCTACACATTGGTTACATACCCGACCATATTAAATTAGTTATTATTGAAAGATTATCTACCGAATTAGAAAAAAGAACGTTAGATTTGAATAATGACCAAACACTTGACGAATCTCAAAAGAATTATAGAAGAAGAATCATATATCAAGCAGAAAAGGTAATCAATATGTTAAAGTTACCAAGACTTGATGACGACCTCGAACCATGGGAGATTTTTATTAAACAGACTAACGACTTAGATGTTTTAAGAAATGAATCTTTTGCTGAGACTTTCCCCGAATTAGAAGAATTATATAAAATTAAAAAACAAAAAACAACTAAAAAACTATTATAACATGTCAGAAAGATTATTAAAATTTAAAGAAGAACAATTAAACTCCGTAAGTTGTAGTTTTTGTCCTGCAAAATGGTACAATGCAACAATTGATTTAGGTAGTGGGTATTCTCGTTCATGCTTCTTACCATTACCCCATCCAATAGATGTGGAAGAAATAAAAACAAATCCATCGGCATTACATAACACTAAACATAAGAAAAAGATTAGAAAACAAATGCTTGAGGGTACAAGACCTGCTGAGTGTTCTTATTGTTGGAAGGTTGAAGACATTGGTAGAAATAATATATCTGATAGAGTTTATAGAAGTTTAGAATATAAACTAGAAGACATTGCGGTATTGAAAGATACTCCTTGGGATGCAAATGTGAATTTAAGAACGGTAGAATTATCTTTTGATAGAAGTTGTAATTTCGCGTGTTCATATTGTAACCCAAGTTATTCTACAACATGGGGTAGAGATATCGATAAACACGGACCATACCAAAAATTCAAAACATTAACCGCAGGTGCATATCAACAAAATGGTTCATGGGCGGACCCTGAAAATAAATTTATTGGAGAGAACCCATACGTTGAGGCATTTTTAAAATGGTGGCCCGATTTATCAAAGGATTTACAAACATTGAGAATTACTGGTGGAGAGCCATCAACTAGTCATAACTTTTGGAAATTTTTAGACCAAATTAAAAATCAATCGTATCCGAATCTTAATTTATCTATTAATTCTAATTTAGGTGTCAAAGATGAATTGATCGACAAGTTAATTCAAACAACACACGAATTGGACATTCAATCATATGACATCTATACAAGTAACGAATCATATGGTGCACACGCCGAATATTTGAGAGATGGTTTAATATATGATAAATGGAGAGCAAATGTTGTAAGAATGATTGAGGAGGCGAATATCAGACAAATCGTTATTATGATGACAGTTACAGGATTATCATTAATGTCATTAACCGATTTCATGGACGATATGTTAGAGTTAAAGAAAAAGTACGGACCAAACAAACCAACAATGGATCTTAACTTTTTAAGATGGCCAGGATTTATGTCACCATTGAATCTACCTGATAACATTAAAATGGAGGCAAAAGATAAAATCCAAGTTTGGTTAGATAAAAATAGAGACTCAGGTTTATTATTGGAACACGAAATCACCCAAACACAGAGAGTAATTGACTATATTGATGTTGTTGACCAAGGACATGCGAGAGCTGAGTTTGATAAGGACAAACACTTCCACGACTTTAAAAGTTTTTATGAACAATATGATATTAGAAGAAACAAAAACTTTAGAGAGACGTTTCCAATGTTAGTTGAATGGTACGATAGTATTGTTGTTGATAATTACATTCCCGATGTTAAATTATCGCCAGGTGGTATGGAAGGATGGGAAACTGGAGAATATAAACCAGACATTATGAAACGAAACTTAGTAAGACAAAACAATTTAAATGGATAAAAATTATAACAAAGAGACTTTTTGTGTGGCACCTTGGGTGTCCACACATTTAAGTACTTTCGGTAAAATCATTCCTTGTTGTTTATACAAACAAGAACGAGTATTTGGGGAATTAAAAAGCGAAGTATCGATTGAAGAATCGTATAATTCAGAGACCGCAAAAGAAGTTAGAAGACAATTGTGGAATGGTGAAAAAATAAACGAATGTCAAATATGTTGGTACCGAGAAGAAGTATCAAAAGATAAAAGTGTTGTCGATAGTTACCGATACAATTTATGGAATCGTTTTGGTAAAGACATCGATGCAATTATTGATAATACAAATGACGACTTTTCATTAAAGGAAGTTAAGTTTAAAATGATGGATTTACGTTTTGATAATAAATGTAATCTAAAATGTCGTATTTGTAATCCAGGATTTTCATCTTCACTATACAAAGAATATAAAGACTTGGGATTTGGGAATTTTGTGGATTACGGACAACCATATAGTCAATCTGTTAGTGATAATGATTATGAATTTATTAAGAGTCAATTAGGTAATGTTGAAGTCTTATTTTTTGCTGGAGGGGAACCACTTACCCAAGACAAACACTATGAAATTCTACAACATTGTATTGATAAGGGATATGCAAAAAACATTACAGTATGGGTAACAACCAACTTCACTAAACTATTTTACAAATCATATAATATTATTGAGATGTGGAAGCAGTTTAAGGCTGTTGAAATTACCGCAAGTATCGATGGATTTGAAGAAAGGGGAGAATATTTGAGAAAAGGTTCTAAGTGGGAACAAATTGTTGAGAACAGAAAAACACTACTAAAAGAAATGCCAAATATCTTCTTTGCAATTGTACCAACAATTAATTTAATGAATAGTTACACAATAATTGATTTATATAAGAATTGGATAGAATCTGGTTATATTAGTCCAGGTAAAATGCATGTGAATTTACTCACACATCCAGAACATATGCAAATTAGAAATCTACCCGAAAACCATAAAGAAACGTTAAGAATTAAGTATGGTGAAATCATCCAATGGATAAAAAGTAAATCTTTTAAAAATAACGAAGGACAAAAAGATATTGAACAATTTGAATTTGTACTTGGGTTACTAAATCAAGAACGTTCTGAAGAGGAGTATCAAAAATTTATAGAATTAACCTACAAAGTTGATAACTATCGAGGAGATGATTTTTTCAACATATTCACAGAATTTAAAGATTTCATCAACTAATGAATAAATTATTACCCAACACTTTTTGCTATTTACCATTCGGTTCTATTTTCGTATTTCCAAATGGAAAGTTACACCCATGTTGTATTGCGTCCCCATTCAAAGAAGACATTAACTACCAAGACTTTAATTCAATTGATGAGGTAATCAATAGTGAACCATATAAAAGAATTAGAAAAGAGATGTTGGATGGAATTGCACCATCAGAATGTGCGGAATGTTTTATCTACAAAAATCAACATAAGGAAAATTCGAATAGAGAGTTTTATAATGAAATTGGTGACCCCGGTCTTTATAACTCAGATTATAGTGTAAACAAAATAGTGTACACCGATCTAAGATTGTCAAACCATTGTAATTTTAGATGTAGAATGTGTTATCACGGGTCATCATCAAGTTGGTACGATTACTGGGGTTATGTGATGGGTAAACCAGATTATAATGATACAACAACAAGAATAATCACGGCAGGTGAAGATGGTATCGGTAAATTTTCAGAAAAAAACATAGACTCAATACGTAAAATTTATTTGGCTGGTGGAGAACCATTCATCACACCAACAACCTTTGAATTGTTAGATAGGTTCACAAACGAACAGGCTAGTAATGTATCAGTATTGGTTAATACTAACCTATCAAATTTAACATATAAGGGAATAGACATCTTAGAAAAATTAAGTAAATTTAAATCTATTAACCTTTCTTGTTCTTGCGATGGATATGGTAAAATAGGTGAATATCAGAGACCCGGTTTTAATACAAACAAATTCTTTAATAACTTAGAGACCCTATTAAAATTTAAAGAAACTCATCCGAACTTTATTGTTGAAATAGACTACACCATTTCAACAATCAATATGTACCATACATTTGACTTTATTGATTTTGTTGGTAAAAATTATTTAGACTCAAATAAGATTAAAACCCACACTGTTACACAACCATTTTACTTTGCACCTGGTGCGTGTTCACCCGAAGTAAAGAAAGAATTGGTTAAATTTTATGAGGATAAAATGCGTAGTCTGAATTACGAATCAAATCGTTCACTTTTAAACACATTGGTGGAGTTTGTGAAATATTTAAAAGTAACAAATGAGGAGGATGTACAGAATCATTTAATGTCAAATAAACAACATATGAGTATTTCATTGGAGGAAACGTTGAGGAGATTTGATGAAATAAATAACACGAGCTATAAGGATGTTTGTCCGTGGTTAGAGGAAATTTTTAAATAATTTTTAACATAATTATAAGTAATGGGATATATAATTGGGATATCGGCTTATTACCACGATTCGTCGGCTTGTTTGTTCAGAAACGGACAACTTATCTTTGCTTGTGAAGAAGAAAAATTCACAGGTATAAAACATGACCACTCATTCCCAACAAAGACTTTAGAATACATATTTAAAAAATTTAAAATATCTAAAAAAGATATAGAGACAATTTGTTATTATGAAGATCCAAAATTAAAAATTAAAAGGGTCATCGATAACATCAAACCACAACTTTTTAAAAACCCATTATATTCCATAATGTCATATTTTAATACTCGTAAGAATATTATAAATTTGAATAAAAAATTAAAGGAATACTCAGATAATGTGTTTTTTTCAGAACATCATTTATCACATCAGTACTATTCATTTTTCACATCTAATTTTGAAAGTTCAATTGTCTTATCAATTGATGGTGTTGGTGAATATGATACATTATCTTTAGGTTTAGGTGATAATGTTGGGATAGACTACATTTCGATGGCAAAGTATCCACACTCAATTGGGTTATTCTATTCAGCCATGACCTCATTTTTAGGATTTAGACCAAATGAAGGTGAGTATAAGGTAATGGGTTTGGCACCATATGGTAATCCTGACATATACATAGATAAGGTTAGAGAATTAATTAATTATAAGAACACTAAACTAACGTGTAATATGGATGTCTTCACGTGGAACACATCAAACACACATATGTTTAATGAGAAACTAATAGAGTTGTTAGGTATCGAACCAAGAGTACCGGGTAGTGGAATAGAACCCCACCATAAAGACCTTGCGGCGTCAGTACAGAAAAGATACGAGGAGTTATTTTTTGAAATTATAAAATCAATTGCAATTATAAACGATAATCGAAACCTTTGTTTAGGTGGTGGGTGTGCATACAACGGAACTTTAAATGGTAAGATAGTCAAGAATTCACACTTCAATAACCTATGGATACCACCAGCACCATCTGATGCGGGATCGTCGATAGGTGCTTGTTTACATTACCTTTCTAAGAATAAAAAATTGAAGGAGAGGGTAAATAAAAATCCATTTATTGGTCCTGAATTTTATTATGATGATATATTAGCATCTATTAAAGATAAAAAATATTTTAAATTTAAAAGTGAGGAAAGTTTAATAAGAAATGTTGCGAAATTATTAAACGATGGTAAAATAGTTGGTTGGTATCATGGTAGAATGGAGTTCGGTGCTAGAGCGTTGGGAAACAGGAGCATATTAGCAAACCCAACTAGACCTGAGATGAAAGATAAAATAAATAAAGTTATCAAAAAAAGGGAAGGATTTAGACCATTCGGACCTATGGTGAGTAAAGATAGTCAACATTTATTTTTTAATGTAAGTGATGACGTACCATATATGAATCAAGTTGTACAAGTTAAACCGGAACATAGAGAAAAATTACCAGCCATTACACATGTCGACGGAAGCGCCAGAATACAAACCGTTTATCGGAATACAATTATCAACTTACTATTAAAGGAATTTGAAAAATTATCGGGATATCCCATACTATTAAACACTTCAATGAACATTAAAGATAAGACAATGGTTTTAACACCTAAAGATGCTGTCGATATGTTTTTTGAAACTAAAATGGACTTCATGGTTATCGGGAATTACTTACTATACAAATAAAAACATGAAAATATTAATTCAATGGTTTATAAACAAATATAATGATTATAAACGTAAAAAACGTATAAAGAAAAAAATGGAAGAACTTCGTAAAAGAGACCCGTTTATTTATCGACATTAATATTTGTCTTTTTGGAATATTTTCATTATATTAATAGTATTATGATATATTGGTTAACAGGTCAACCCGGTGCCGGAAAAACAACATTAGCAAAATATTTGACAGAATACTTTCCGAAAAACAATGTCATCCATATTGATGGAGACGACTTAAGGGATGTCTTTAAAAATAAAGATTATTCCATCACAGGAAGAAGATTAAACATTCAAAGAGCTCAATACATTGCTCAATTTTTACATAGTAAAGGATATGTGGTGATAGTATCATTAGTTTCACCATATAGAGACCAAAGAGAGGAATTCAAATTCAACACATCCGTTACTGAAATTTATGTTCACACAACCGAAGATAGGGGTAGGAATCACTTCCATGTTGAGGAATACGAACCACCCTTGTTGAATTTTATAGATATAGATACAACAATAAAAAACGAAACAGATTCATATTATGAACTGTTAAAAAAATTATCATTATGAGTAAAAAGTACGCGATGTACATCGGAAGATGGCAAAATTGGCACAAAGGACATGAATGGTTAATTAACCAACAATTGGAAAAGGGAAAGGATATTTGGGTGGCAATTAGAAACGTACCCACAGATGAGAATAACCCAAAAACCGCACAACAAGTGATGATGGAATTGGTTGACACTAAATTCTTTATTGATAATTCACATAAGATCCAAGTATCTATTATACCGGATATTGAATCAGTTAATTATGGTAGAGGGGTTGGATATGAGGTTATCTACCACGAACCCCCAACCGACATTGAGGTTATAAGTGGAACTAAAATCCGTAATGGAGAAATGAATTCAGATGGCAGTACAACGTAAACGACATATTGCTAAGACAATATCCTACAGAATTGTTAGTACCTTGATTGGATTTATAATAATGTGGTGGATAAGTGGTTCCGTTAAGATTGGGGCGGCGTTCGGTGTTGCTGAACTTGTATATAAACCAATACAATATTACATCCATGAAAGGATTTGGTATAGGTGGATAAAATTCGGTCTAAAAGATAAAAAATAGGTATTTATATATAAACAATAAAATAGCATGAGAACAGTATTAATAGGTTCGGACTTTATGTACGATAAGGATGGTAACTTAAAACCCATCGAGATAAATACCGCAGTTGGTTGGGACGGACCTGAAAAAGTGGAAGATGATGAGGATTGTTTAGACCTAACAAATTTATATCAATTTGTTGAAGATAACAATTTTGATACGATACATTATGTTGGCGATATTGGACCATTACACGTAAAATTATCCGCACATTATAGTGGTAGTTCTGTTACATACGAATTTCATGGTGTTGGAAGTACATCCATCACAATTCCATATATAGAAGACAGCGAAACAACTTTAATTATTAGAAGTGCATACGACACCACGGCCTTAGTGGACGACACGTATTGTAGGGACAAAATTGAATTTATGAATTTAATTAAAAATTCTTCTTTCGGATCCCAATTCGCTTATATTGATGACAATGACACATTGGTGTCAAACATTACAACTATACACGATAACGGAGAACACCCTAATTTTATTTTAAAGTCTAGATTCCCCGGTTATGACAAAACAGTTTACCCAAAATTATTTAAAGTAACAACTGAATCCGAATTAGATACTATAATCGAGAACAATGTCACTTCCGAATATTTCTTAATGGAATATCTATATAACCCAAATAAACTATGGGAAGGACATTTGACGGTAATAAGAAGTTTAAACATTTTATTCCCACCAAATTTAGAATCAATTCAAATCGGTCAATATACAAAATTGAATCAAAATATGTTACTAAGTGGTGTAACATATGATGCAACCACATTTGAGGTGGATGTGGATTTTAAAGAGAGTTATAGTACAAATCCACCTAGCGGTTTCCAACCTAAATTGTTGGATACGGACATGGTGGAAATGGCGGACGGAACATTAAAAACCGCATTGGATTTACAAGTTGGCGATGTTATTAAAACAATTCAAATCCCAAATGAAAGAGGAACAAGTATAGATAGTTATATTTCCTCCGAGTTTGGACTTACATACGAAGCGTTAGCATCAAATGCGATATATACGAGCAATATTGTAACCAAGAAACAAAAAGTCAATACTTTAACATTTGTAAATGAATTAACATTTGAAGATGGTAGTACTTGGGAAGATACGATGGGTTCAAAGTATTTGATAGATAGGGAAGGTGTAATTATTTTTAGATCATTATTTAACATAATTCCTGGAGATGTTGTTTTATTATTAGACACAACTGATAATAATATAAATTTCGTAAGAAAAACGGTTACATCAAACATTCAAGTAAAGAGAGTATTTTCCGGTTGGTACATATCAGTTGAAACTGCAATGTTATTCTTAACTAAAACATCTGGATCAACTAATAACGAATCCTTTGTTTCAATTGAACATAACCTTTTTAGTTGTCCGAGTTGGGCCTGTATAAACGCTTGTTGGGTTACATGTGCATCATGCCCCAAAAATATGTCTTGTACTGGTTCGTGGGGAACTTATTATTGTCAACCAGTATGTTAATAATCTTATTAAATAAATTTAAATAAAATGGCAAAAATTATAACAAACACAGATATTAATACATTAAATACCACAATGACAACGATAGGTAATTTAATTTTAACGGCAAATAGTTAGTACAAAATCAAATAAACTATTTTATGATACATTTCATACCAAATATTCTTACGGAGGATGAGTGTAAATACTTAACGAACCAATTTGACATTGAAAGAAAGTATGAAAACTCAACTGATGGTGAATACTCTGGAACAAATGTATCATACGGATTCTCACCTTCATTTGTATTTAATACCTATTTAAATAAATTAAAATCAAAAGTATTAGAATATAATAGTAATTTTGACGATTTACTTAATGTAAACACGTTTGTTAGGGAGTATGTAAACACCTCGACATTAAAAAAACATTTAGATAGAAAAGACATTAGTGTTACTATGTCTATATGTTTAGAATCCACAATAAATAAGGAATGGCCGTTATGTGCGGAAATTGAAAGTAAGGAGTATTGTTTCAACACAAGTGTCGGGGATGGTATTTTATTATTTGATGCGGATAAAATAACACATTGGAGAGACTATTTAGAATGTTCAGAAAATGAAAGAGTTGTCCAATTTTTTTTACATTGGAAACCTTCCGATTATGTTGCCAAAAAAACAAAATCATTATTATAAAAAGATAAATTATGCCATTTACATATACAATAGAGCCCGCCTTTTTAACAAAAGAAGAATGTAATCAAATATTAGATTTTTCATTAAAAGAATTGGAATTAGTGCCTTCAAAAATCGTTAGTGATTATATGGACGGTAACGTTAATACAGATGTTAGAGAATCAAATCAAGTATTTTACCCTTATTATAAAAAATTTCCATTTTTATTAGAAAAAATGAGTGAATTATTAAATAAACATATTTTTGTGAAAGGGTTTGATTTAGATTTTGAAGAAAGTCAATTTCAGTTTACTGAGTACCATCCGGGTGGACATTTTGATTGGCATAGAGATGGTCATGCGAAAAAAATAACGGATTATGATAGATATTGCTCACTGGTTATACAACTAAATGATGAATACGATGAAGGTGATTTACAAATAAAAGATAATCAAAATGAAACACTAACAGTTGAAAAGGGTACAGGAAATTTAATATTATTCTTATCAAATATCGAACACAGAGTGGTACCAGTAAAAAGTGGGATTAGATATACGTTAGTTAATTGGGTAAGATTAAAACAAAAAAAAGATTATAAAAAAACATTATTATAATATGAAATTAAATTTTAAAGAAATAGTAACCGCCTGGTACAATGTCTTAAATCATACACTTGAACAACAGGAATTGGCTGAAAAAAGATTTAATATATGTTTAGAATGTCCATCTAAAAAAGAGATATTCGAAGGTAAAGAATGGTCTTTTCAATGTGGAGAATGTGGATGTCCATTAAAGGCGAAGATTTATACAGAATCAACATACCTTATTAGGGCTGGATCATGCCCACTTGGTAAATGGAAAGAAGTTGAAATGGAATACCTTGATAAACACAGCGGTAACATTAAATATAAAATCAAAAAAACATTTCTTTAGTCATCATATGGCAACTATTTGGACATTCGGAGATTCATTCACTGCGGGAGACGGGTGTGTAGAGAGCCTCGCAATTAGGGACGGTGAATTTAAATATTACAATGAATATAAAGAGTTGGATAGTGATATTTGGCCAAATATATTAGGTAAAACTATTGGTTGTGATGTAAAAAATTTAGGTAAAAGTGGAGCAAGTAATGATTACATTTTAGATTCTATTATTGATAATTTTAACATGATGGAATCCGACGATGTGGTAATAATTGAGAAGACATTTTACCAAAGATTCGATGTTCCTAAATTAAATAGTAATGAATTTCATACACAATATGGTGAAGGACTTTATTCACTTTCTATTGATTTAAAAACAAATAAATATAAAAAAGACAAATTGGAAATTGAAACAATATTGAATTATGGTTTATTATTTGCCGATAATCAACTGTTCAAGGAAAGACAGAATAAACGATTTGAGTTTCTTGAGACGTTATTAAAAACAAAGGTAAGTAAAATTTTATTTTGGGATGTTGATAGTGATTTAAGAAAATCAATTGAAACAATAGGACAACACACCGAGGGTAAAATAAAAGATTATCATTTTAGTTTTAATGGCCATAAAACATTTAGTGATTTTTTATATAAAAAATTATACACCAAACCCTCACTAATTTAAATTAAATGTTAGTAGATAAAAAATTTATTTTCATAAGTTTACCAAGATGTGCGTCGACGTCATTTATGATTACATGTCTTAAAAACAAAATACCATTGGAACATTTGAACCCAAACCATGATAATCAGTTAAATAACATAATTGATTGGGAAAAAATGAATAATGAAGAGTTGGCTGATAGTTTAGTTCATGCGCATGAACCATTATATAAGTTACAGGAGAAATTTGGGGTGAATAATCAAATCATTTCAATAAGACGAAACAAATATGATAGGTTTTTATCTTTATGGAAACATATTATAGATGAATTACATCGAGTTGGGAAACTTGATATTGCGGACATATTTTCAAAATTAACAACTAACGATATATTTGATAATATTACACCTAATGACATTTATAATTCGGAAAATAGATATAAAGTTATTGATGATTTTTTAACTAAATTAGAAATATTAAAAGAGGAATCCTACACTAAAAATATGTTAGACATATTGTTTACACCTGTAGTTGAACTTACAAATAATGACCCAAACATTATTTGGTTTGATATTAATAATTTGGGAGAATTAGAAAATTGGGTGTCAAAAAAATTAAATAGGGAGTTTAAAATGGAAAAGATAAACTCAAGTAAACATTTTAATTCTGTAATTGAAATCAATGATGATTTTAAAGAGAAATATGATAATCTCTATAGAGAATTTGAAGAAAGAAAAACGAACAAAACTATAATATAAATGTTTATTACGATAATTGCAGAACCAAGGAGTGGATCAACTAATTTGGCTAAATGGTTTACTCGATACAAAAACTTTACGGTTTTACAGGAACCGACAAATAAAGAGAGTGTTAATTATAAAAAGGGGGAACCAATTACTAATTGGACATATAATACCGAACATTTTTTAATTAAAGAAATCTATTTACCTGATACCGATTTAACAGAACTCATCAACCTATCCGATAAAGTAATTTTACTTTACAGAGAAAATGATATCGAACAATTAGAATCTTGGTTAGTTGCAACTGAAACTAAAAATTGGGTTTTAGAATGGGTTACTAATCGAATTAAAATAACCAATCAAGAAGATAAGGAAAAATATTTTTATTCTCTTAAAAATGGTTTTAAAAATGAATACCTTAATAATGATAATTTTTTTAAAATATCATACGAAGAACTATATTATAACAATGGGATTGAAAAAGTAATTAATTATTTAAATATTGATTACATTGAAAATAAAGACTTTCCATATGGTAAAAAATATAAAATTATACAAAATACGAATAAATTGATATGAACCCGTTAAAATTTTGGACACCAAATGAGTTTGAAATTTCCTCATACAAATTCAATTTATCTGATAGGGTAAATAAGATATATAAAACGTCTGGTTCGGATGATACGGAAAAATGTATATATACGTATAATTCATTAGGATTCAGGGGAGATGAACCAACAAAGAATGGGTTTAAAATAATGTCAATAGGATGTTCTATTACTGAGGGGGTTGGTGTTAATGATAATGAAACGTGGTCTTCACAATTTACAAAACTAATACCATATGGTGTTGATATGAATTTTGGAACGGGTGGTAGAAGTAATGATTTCATTGTCAGATGTTTATTAACTTATTATGATTTAATAAACCCCGACTTGGTTTTAATAATGTACACATCACCACAAAGACGTGAAATATATACAAATGACGGAGGTATTGAACCATTTATCCCCACAGCAAAATGGGGATATATGGAAGAAACCAACCAAGGTAAAGAGACACATGAATATTTGGTCAATCTACAAAACGATAACGAAGATTATATAAATTGGTATAAAAATCATTCATTGATAAAATATTTTTTAGAATCAAAAAAATGTAATTGGTTATGGAATGGGTTTTTTGATATCCCATCAGAATATACGGAATTCAATAGATTCGATGGGGAATATGGTCATCTCATAGATAAAGGGGTTGACGGAGTACATCCAGGTCCTTTACACAATAAATCATACGCTAAGTCATTATATGATTATATTTTACTAAAATTCCCAAATTACATAATGTTTGATGGTAGTAAACCGACCAAATTATTATAATCAAACGACGAAACAATCCACTTACCAAAGTATTTATCTAAGTATAATACCATATTTAGATGAATATATTTGACGCACATATATCGGGATCGTTATCCGTATCAAGTTCGGCCGAAATTTCGGGTGATTTAAACGTATTGGGGACTTTAAGTGGTTCCTTTAAAGGTGACGGGTCAGAAATCACTAACATTCCCGCTAGCGGTGTCACAGGACTCAATTTAACACAAATTGCCGATGGTTCGGCTACCGCATCTATTTCCTCAGTAAACGGATTAAGAATAAACACCGATACCGAAATAACGGGAGCATTAAAACTTAATGAAGTTGAATTGGGTAGTAATAACATTGTTGATATGACCCTAACAGATGGTGGTGGGAAATATTATATTAACGGAGTTAAAGCACCAAGATTATCCTTCATTAAGGGATTCAAATACAGATTCTATTATAATAACAATGAGACTCACCCATTACTTTTCTCTTTAACTAGCGACGGGGAACACAATGGAGGTACAAGATACACCACCGGAATAACAACAAATTCCGATCCTTTCTATGTTGAAGTTGATGTTACCGATGCCACAGCCACAACATTCTATTATTGGTGCGACCATCACATTGGAATGGGTAATGCTATTTCGAAATATTCGGATTTTATGCATGGTCAATCTAACATCGGTCTCATTAATGTAGATACAACCACATTTGCCACAACCGGATCAAATAACTTTACAAATATACAAAGAACAAGTGGGTCGTTAGTAGTAACAGGTTCTGTTGATATTAGTGGTTCCCATAACGTTACAGGTTCAGTTAACATAACTGGTTCAATAACATTAAATGGTCAAGCGATTGGTACTGGTAAGTTAGATGAAACAACTTTTCAGGCGTACACATCATCAAATGATGGTAGATTGTTTGCGATTGAAAATTCTACATCATCGTATAATACGTTTACAAGTTCTATAGATACAAGAATTAAGAACGAGATAAATGAAGAAAATGTCATCTCTGGATCAATTCAGGTTTTAATAACAGGAACCACAGGATACTCAACATTTAGTTCATCCGTTTCTTCAAGTATCGGCGAATTAAGTTCTAGTATTAGTGCAACAACATCTGGTTTAAGTTCAAGCATAGGTTCTTTAAGCTCATCTGTTGAAGGGGTGACATCGGGTCTTAGTTCATCAATAACTTCTTTAAGTTCTTCAGTAGCAACAACCACATCTGGATTAAGCTCAAGTATTGGAAGTTTATCTTCATCACTTAGTTCTACTAACGATACACAAAATGGTAGATTGGGTAGTATTGAATCTGCAACAAGTAGTTTAAATACATTTACCAGTTCAATTGATACAACAATTAAAAATAAAATTAATACCGACTCTGTTATATCTGGTAGTATTCAAGTGTCGATTACAGGAACTACGGGGTATTCAACATTTAGCTCAAGCATATCTACAAGTTTATCTGCGAGTGTTGCGTCATTAAGTTCTAGTATTAGTACGTCAATCGATAGTTTAAGTTCATCGATTGCCACAACAACTAGCGGTTTAAGCTCAAGTATTGGAAGCGTATCGTCATCACTAAGTACAACTAACGATACCCAAAATGGTAGATTAACAAGTATTGAAACATCAACCGGTTCGTTAAACTCATTCACATCTTCTATTGATACAACAATTAAGAATAAACTTAATACTGAATCAGTAATATCTGGTAGTGTACAAGTTTTAATTACGGGAACTACCGGTTATTCAACATTTAGTTCAAGTGTATCCACAAGCATTAGTGAGTTGAGTTCTAGTGTGGGTACCGCAATTAATGGATTAAGTTCATCAGTTGCAACAACAACAAACGGATTAAGTTCTAGCATTGCCACAACAACAAGCGGGTTAACACTTTCAATAAGTTCTTTAAGTTCATCGGTTGCAACAACAACATCAGGACTAAGTTCAAGTATTGGAAGTTTATCTTCATCCATAGCAACAACAAATTTAGGTCAAAATAATAGATTAGATTCTATCGAAGGTAAAACCGGAAGTTATGCGACTACGGGATCGAATACATATCAAGGTAATCAAACAATAACGGGGTCGTTATATATTTCAGAAAACTTAATAGTTGCCGGATCATCTTCGATTCAACATATCAGCTCATCTGTTGTTAATATAGCTGATAATATCATAACAGTTAACGCACAGAACCCAGCATTAAGATTCGGTGGTCTTTCGGTTATCGATAGTGGTTCTTCACCACAGGTGTCGGGTTCATTATTATTCGACGCAACTGAAAACGAATGGATATTTGTTCATCAAAATCAAACATCCGTTACATCGGCGTTATTAATAATGGGTCCTGAGACTTTTGATGATTTAGGTAACGAAATTCATTTAACAAATAATAGATTAGTTAAATCAACGATTGATGAACACGTTGGTGATAGTAATATTACAGACACCGGTACAAAGGTTTCTATAAATTCAAATACAGAAGTAACTGGGACATTAAAAGTTACAGGAAATATAACTAGCCCTAATATAACTGCAATAGAAACATCTACCAGCAGTTTAAATACTTTCACATCATCATTATTAACGGCTGTGGAATTAACCGGATCTAACTTAACTGTTAGAGGTAACTTATTGGTTAAAGGAACAACAACAAACGTTAATACATCAACATTAGATGTTGATAACAATTTAATTAATCTTAATGGTGCCGGCGCATCTAATGCGGGTCTAAGAGTAAAAGATATCACCGGAGTAAGTCAAATTTCTGGCTCACTATTATGGGATGCAACAAATGATTATTGGATTGCCGGTCAATTAGGTTCTGAACAAAGATTAGTAAGAGAAACTGAATTTAATACACAAGTTACTAGAATTGGTAATCTTGAAACAAGTAGTGGTTCATTAAATTCATTCACATCCTCTATTAATACAACTATTAAAAGTAAATTAAATACTGATGGTGTTATTAGTGGTTCTGTACAGGTTAATCATAATGCAACAACAAACTATGACGCAAATCAACACGTTGACCACACAACCGTTTCAATTTCTGCTGGTAGTGGTTTAAGTGGTGGAGGTACAATTGCTGCAACAAGAACATTAACATTAGACACAGGTTCAGTACACTTTTTAGATGGTGTTAAAAAAGAATTAAACACCGAGGGTGTTATATCGGGTTCATCACAAGTATTATCAGGAACAGGTATTTGGTCTGGTTCGGCACAATTACCATCAGGAGTTATTTCAGGATCAGCACAAGTTATTTCTTCATTACCTTCCGGTACGGTATCAGGTTCATCACAAGTTTTATCTGGTACAGGTATATGGTCCGGATCCGCACAACTACCATCGGGGGTTATTAGTGGGTCAGCACAAGTAATATCATCATTACCATCAGGTACAATATCAGGTTCAGCACAATTAACATCAACCTTTGTACAAAAGGCTGGGGATACCATGACTGGTCAATTAATTATAGGTTCAACAGGAACCGCAGGTGCTGCAACTTTAAAGGTAAACACTTCAAGTGCAATCACGTTTATACATTCACAAGAGAACTTCTCACCAAATATGACTGCCGGTCAAACAAACATTTTAGTTGTTGGTCAAGCTGGTAGTACTAAAAATGCGGGTTACTTAGGATACAATTGGTCTAGTTCCGCGTCAAATAGTAACTTCATAAGTCTTGGTCATTGGGGTTCTGATAATTTATTAAGAGTATATGGTGATGGTACAGTTTATATGGGTACTGTTACAACAGGTGTGTGGAATGGTACTGCGATTGGTGACACATATATTAGTTCCGCATCGAATTGGAACACAGCATATAATAAAAGAATATCCTCATTAGGGTTTACGAGCTCAACTGTTACAATCACATTAGCTGATAGCTCAACAGTCACCGCTTCAGTACCAACGTTTAATCAAAATACAAGTGGAACCGCAGCTAACATAACTGCGAGTTCAAATACAAGTTTAACATCGTTAGCTAACTTAGCCACGATTGGCACAATTACAACAGGTGTGTGGAATGGTACGGCAATTGCAAACGCATATTTAGTAAATTCATCTTTTAATATTGGTACAACGTCAATATCATTAGGTAGGGCGAGTGCTTCTCAAACATTGACAGGTGTTAGTGTTGATGGTTCTGCAGCAAGTGCCGGAGTTATAACAGCATCAGGAGGATTAACAACTCAATATGGCAATGGAACCGTTGGATATTCATACGCAATTACTAATCCACAAACTGGTTTATTTGCTGCGGTCGATAATTCAAATAGTATTCTTACTGTTAATAGACACCCTGACAATTATTATAGTCAATTAGGATTTAGTTCTAATGGAAATTTATATTATAGAAGTTTTTCAGCAACTGCAATTAACACATCACAGGCTTGGAAAACAATTATTGATTCAGGTAATATTGGTTCACAAACAGTATCCAATGTTTCAGGAACGGTTGCGGTTGCAAATGGTGGAACCGGCGCAACAACTGCGGCTAATGCAAGAACAAACTTAGGATTAGTGATAGGTACGGACGTACTGGCACAAAGAACTTTTGGAACTGCGGCAAATAATAACACAGGAGATTTTGCGGCATTCAATGCAACAACATATGTTGGTACGACCGCAATTGCACTTAACAGAGCTAGTGGGGCACAAACATTAACAGGTGTCTCAATTGATGGAAACGCCGCAACTGCAACATCCGCAGACCAAATCGATGGTATCGGTATTAGAAACACAAATACAAGTGGAGTTGCCGCAAATACATTAGATTCAAACGGATTTACATATGTAACAGATGTTGATGGTAGTAGTACCAACTTAACTGGTAACTCAACAGATGGTGCATTGTATTCTCAAATATATAGTTCTAGTTGGCAACATCAAATATATGGAGATTATCGGACGGGTATTATGTATGTTAGAGGTAAGAACAATGGTACATGGGCTAGTTGGAAGAGAGTTGCATTAAGTAGTGCAACAACATTCTCTAACGTGTCAAGTGTAACTTTTAACCATACTTTGGGAACGGCAAATGTAACGGCACAAGTGTTTGATTCAAACGGAGACATGTTCTTCCCTTCCAATATAAGAATAACATCGACACAAGTGATATTAACTTTTGCGTCAAATAGAAGTGGAAGACTTGTAGTTACAGGATAAAATCCGTATATTATACAATATGTTAAGAGAAAACGTAGAAGTTAGTGGTTCATTAAATGTAAGTGGACAATATATCATACCTAAAGGACCAAGGGCTAACAGACCGACTAGTCCTGATATTGGTTCATTATATCTAGAGGAATCAACTAGTGGTAGTTTTGTTGTAACATACACGGCATCCTCAAACTATGATGGTGGGTGGGAACCAGTTGGTTCACAAAATACCGATAGAACAGGATTCAAATATAGACAGGTTGTAAATTTTTCATATTTAGCTGGAGGTTATAAGGACGCCTCACCTTGGAAAAATGTTCATAGAACAACAAATTCAACGGATCAGACGGTTCACTTAGGTGAACTATTAGATTATCCGGCATCATATACGTCCGGTGCTTGTAGTAAAAGTATTTTATTTCTTTGGTCAACAAACACAGACGGTACATTTAAAGGAGATAGTACTATTCACTCAACGTGGACTAGTGGTGTACATATGGTTAATGAAACAGCTTATGCTCACCAATCAAAATGGGATTTAGCGAATGCAAGAGATGACTGCGGTACTTTACATCAAGAAACAGAATTTGCATGGATATTTGGTGCGGGTGTGGCTGCAGTTGAAAAATTTAATCTAACAAACGAAACAATGTATAGTGTATACTATCAGGCTGGTGAACCATACATTACTACAACATCATCAATTACTGGTAGTGGACCATCAGGTGCTTCGGGATTTTCTGACGAAAACTACGGATATGGTTGGACACAACAAAGCGGAACTAAGTTATTTTTTGCAAATGATACATTTACAAACAATCAACAATGGGGTGCTAGTGGACAACAAAAAGGAATTAGCTCAAAAGTTGGAAAAGGGTATGCCGGAAACGAAGGTACATACAATGGTGGTTATAACTTAAGAAGGTGGAATGTTTTTACTGAAACAAATATCGGTAACGTATCGAAGCCTCATCCTAACTGCGGTGAAGAAAATTTCACAATGGGACAAGACCATCAGTATATGTTGGGATGTTACGACGGACTTCAAGTAAACACCAGTTGGAAATTTGTTTATACGACAGACACAGGAACAGTTAATCCTAGTGGATTGGCTCCCGGTGTAAATGGAGGAACATCATCGGGACATTGTGGTTGGAGAACATAAAATTTGTATTTATAAGATATGCTACACGAAAATATAGAAATAAGCGGTTCGTTAAGAGGACAAGGGGTAACCAAACCACCAACAGGAACACGGGCCAATAGACCAAGTAGTCCACAAACCGGTTCATTATACTTAGAACAGGCGGTTAGTGGTAGTTTCTTAATGGTTTATGCTGGAATTAGTAATAATGATAGTGGTTGGGTTAGAGTGTCATCACAAGTAAATGCTAATGTTGGATTTAAATTCAGACAAATAATTAGTGTTTCTTATCTTGCTGGTGGATACAAAGATTCATCTCCTTGGAAAAATGTTCACAAAACAATTAATTCTACCGATCAAACAACACACATTGGAGAATTATTAGATTTTCCCGCAACATATACATCAGGTGCTTGTAGTAAATATATCTTTTTTGTTTGGTCTGTTAATACAGATGGTGCATTTAAAGGACCAACTGATGTTCATAGTATTAGAACATCAGCTATTAATATGGCGAATGATACAAAATATGCACATAATGTTAAATTTAATATAACAAATGCAAGAAGTGACGTGGGAACTATGCACAAAGAAACAGAATATGCGTATATGTTTGCTGCGGGTAGTACCACGGTTGAAAAATTTGACCTAAGTACTGAAACAATTGCAACTGGTTTTAACTTAACAACAATTGATGGTAGTGACGGGGCTTCGGCTTTTTCCGATGAAAATTTTGGTTATGGTTGGACATCTGCATCGGGCGTTAAAATGAGTTTTGCCACAGAAACCTTCCAATCGTCCACCCAATGGGGTGCACACTCACAACAAAAAGGTATCAGCTCAAAAGTTGGAAAAGGGTATGCCGGAAACGAAGGTTCATACAATGGTGGTTATAACCTTAGACGATGGAGCAACGCTAACGACACCAACATAGGTAACGTTGCAAAACCTCACCCTAACTGTGGAGAAGAAAACTTTACATTAGGTCAAGACCATCAATATATGTTAGGAAATTATGATGGAGCACAAAATAATACAAGTTGGAAATTCTTCTATTCGACAGATACGGGAACGACCAGTGTGAGTGGATTAAACCCTGGAGTAAACGCCGGAACATCATCGGGTCATTGTGGATGGAGAGCATAAAAAGAATTAAATTATGATATACGAGAATTTAGAAGTTAGTGGTAGTTTAACGTCAGATAGGGTAGTTAATAGACCACCTAAAGGAACTAGAACAAATAGACCAGGCTCACCATTATCGGGATCTTTGTACTTAGAAGAATCCAACAGTGGTAGTTTTTTAATGTTATATACGGGAGTATCAAATATAGATAACGGGTGGGAAAGAATTGCGGCACAAGAAACAATTCCAATTGCATTTAGATATAGACAAGTTTTATCATATTCATATTTGGCGGGAGGATATAAGGATTCGTCACCATGGAGAAACGTTCATAAAACAACTAACTCAACAAATCAAACAACACATGTGGGGGAATTATTAGATTACCCCGTATCTTATACCTCAGGAGCCTGTAATAAAACAATATTATTTATTTGGTCAGTAAATGATGATGGTGCGTGGAAAGGTCCTGATAGTATCCACGGAACTAGAACGTCCGCAATTAATATGTTCAACGACACAAACTATGCACATCAAACCAAATTTAATACGGGTATTGCAAGAAGTGACGTTGCAACCATGCAAAAAGAAACTGAATTTGCTTATTTAATTTCAGGAGGGTCAACAACAATTGAAAAATTTAATTTATCTAATGAAAGTTATGTAAGTGGATTCGGTGTAACCTCAATTAATGGTAATGATGGTGGGGCTGCATTTTTTGATGAAAGTTTTGGATATGCTTGGACAAATAGTGGAGGAATTAAATTTAATTTTTCTAATGAAACACCAAGTTCTTCAACACAATGGGGTGCACACTCACAACAAAAAGGTATTTCATCTAAAGTTGGAAAAGGATATGCTGGAAATGAGGGATCATACAATGGTGGCTATAACCTAAGAAGATGGAGTAATTCAACAGATACAAATATTGGTAATGTTGCTAAGCCACACCCAAATTGCGGTGAAGAAAACTTCGCAATGGGTCAAGATTGGCAATATATGTTAGGAAATTACGATGGAACGGGACAAAACAATACGTCTTGGATAATGTTTTATGCAACCGACACAGGTTCAAATGCTATTACGGGATTGGCACCTAGAGTTAATGCTGGAACATCGTCTGGCCATTGTGGTTGGAGATAGGTTGACATTTTAAAAAATTTTCACTATATTAATATAAAAAACAATTATGGAACAAGGTTACAAATACGATAGGTCTAATTTCATCAACAATCCATTTGATGAAAAACTAATGCAAATATCTGAAAGTATGTCTTTCGCATTACCAAAGTACAAGGCATATAATTTTGTTGGTGGCGCACAAATAACACCATATGCAAGATTAAAACAATGGCTTTTGGAATTAAGGGGTAGAGAAGATGCTGTCGAACATTTAGAATATACAGTAAGAAAGGCTGAGCTAGAAATTCAAATGGACGAGGAAAGTAAAGAATTTATCACCGACCCTAAGAGAAAAGAAATGGTTGATTTAACTGTTGCCGACAAACATGTTGACTTAAGAAAGTTCAAAAGGAATCTTAAAGATGCATATAGAGAAAGACAAGGGTTTATTGATTTAATTAAGGAATATTTAGAAACGGATGATGCCATCTTACCCGATGGTACTAAATTAATTGACGTTTTTGGTAATCCAGAATTAGAAGAAAAATATGAACACGAATATTGGACTGTTCGTATGGCTAAACAAGCGATGTTGGATATGATTTCATATGGTAGAATCGGTACAGGTAACTTAGATTCAATTCTTATGATGGATCCGGAACAACAAAAACAAGTTTTAACATTGGCTTCAGCATATACAATTTCAATTGATAAAAATATAAATCAATTAATGGCGGAAGCCACAACAAATAATTTCTCAATTGAAGACTCATTAAAGAACCAATTGAAATTAACACAACCAAATAAAACAGAAACAGAAAAATTATTATAATGACACACATACTTTTTAAAGTTCAGGGAGATGTTCCGGGTTATATACAAGTAGTTGGAATGTATTTAAATTACAATTATGGTAGAATAGCTGACGAGTATAATGACATGAGAGTTGAATTAAATAAACTCGGTGCAATCGTTATACCAGAAGAGGTTGCCAAAGGGTTTGTTTTCGCGGATATATACAAAGATTATATTAGCGTTAGAACAAATTCACATATTATGGATGAGATTCCTCAGTTAGCTGAATCTGGTGAAACAGAAGCGGAAAAAGTAAAACATTTTCTTACTGACGAAGACAAAGCGGCGGGAGTTGCATTTAATAAAGTGGCAATGAAAAAAGTTGTCGCGGATAGATTTTCTGAAAGATATAAAGAATTAATGGTTGATGCGTCTATCTTAGAGAAAGATACATGGGAAGAACAAAAAAGAGAAGCATTTGGTTGGACTGCAGATGAAGATTACCAAACACCTATCATTGATATTTTATGTGCTGGTAGAAACATTGACAAATCAGTATTCGTACAAAAAATTATTAATAATGTTACCACATACAATACAAAATTAGCAAACTTACTATTAGAACAACAACTATTAGAAGAAAGAATTAAGGCGTGTGTAAACATTGCTGATTGTCATAGACTTAAGCACGAAAAATTTGGAATTGCGTTAAGTAAACAACAAAGAGAAGATGAGAATATCGAAACAACACCTCTCACATTGAGAATGGACTTTTAAATAGTTTTTAATGAATTTAGCAATTAACGGAACGTGTGCTAAAGGTTGTTCATTTTGTTTCACAAAAGAAGATGCAAGATTAAAACACACGTTAGGAGAAATGGATATAGAAATGGTCGATAAAATTATCGACCATTATCGTCTAAGTAACTCTAATGAAGAGATTACTATACTTGGAGGAGAACCAACACAACATTCAAATTTTATTGGGATATTAGATCACATATTTTCTAAGGGATTTAAAGTAAATCTCGTTAGTAATTTTCTATTTAGTAAAACTACTAGAGAGTACATAATAGAGAATATCAAAAACATTAGATGGGTCTTTCCAAATGCCGCAGAACTTAATGAAAAAAATAGAATGGTTCTATTCAAAAAGAACTATATAGAAATTTATAAGGCATATGCGAACACTTGGGGTTTTGAAAATCACCCAAGATTGTATTTGGCAATAACAATGTCGAGTGATTGGAAGAGTAGAAATTTCTATGAATATGTTAAGTGGTTATATCACGAATTAGATGGTAAAATAAATGCCATTAGACTAGGTTTAGACTTAACCGGCACCTATCTTATTAATAATAAAGAGATGGGTGAAGAGATGACCAAAATACTTAAATTTGGTTTTTATAATCAAATAAAGATTACATCCGATTGTCAAGTACCTCCATGTCTTTGGGAGGGTAAAACAAAAAAAGCAGTATTAGAAAACTCATTAAATTTTGCAACATTTAAAATCCCCGAGTATGAAACCATATGTGGGTTTATGCCGTTAGATATCTTTCCCGATGGAAGTTCGATTCATTGTTATCCATTGGAAGATAAAGTAAAAATAGATAATGTTTTGGAAATATCAGGAAAAAATGGTATATTAGGGTTAAGAGAGGAATTCGATAAACTTTATATTAATAATCATAAAAATTATTCAATCCCACAAGATTGTTTAGATTGTGTTTTTTACAAGACAGAATGTAATGGAATATGTGGAGGTTGTATGGAAGGTAGCAAATGACAAAGAAAATATTTTCAATACCATTTAATCCGATGTTAACGGAGGATATGTTCGTAAATAAATTTTATCCATTCTTAGAAAGAAACAAAGATTGGATTTATGACATTTATTTCACGTGTAGAATACCTCCATTTACACAGGATGCAATGGGCGCTATATTCAGAGAGGAAGATAGAGATATCGTATTTGAAAACGCGATGATTATACAAAAGGCTTTGGGTATTAAAATAAGTGCAACATTTAATAACATTAACGTTTCACCCAAGTATGAAAATTATAAATTATTTGTTGATAATTTAAAACCATTATATGAAAAGGGATTA